ATGGCCATCAGTGATACAAAGCTAAGAGGCTTGCACGGCAAGCCCTATGACGGACCGCCTGAGTTAACTGACGCAGATGGCCTGGGAATCCGCATCACGCCAAAGGGTATTATCAGCTTTCAGTACCGATACCGATTTAACGGCAAGCAACATCGCCTCGGGATCGGTCGGTATCCGGAAATTTCGCTGAGGGATGCCAGAATAAAAGTAGGAGAATTCAAGGAGTCGCTTGGAGCAGGGAAAGACCCTAAGCACCATAAGCCACAGGTTAAATTCCGCCCAACACTTCAAGACTGCATAAACTACTGGTGGAAAAATTATGTGCAGCAATCGCTCCGGGAAAGCACGCAAGAAGTTTACAACCGCGTAGTTCTGAACGAAATGGAAGGCGTGTTTGAGGGTATTCCTCTTGAGGATATAAACGTCAGTACATGGGTAGATTTCTTTACCAAAAAAGAGCAGGAAAATCCTGTTAAGGCCCGGAGGCTTCTGGTTAATCTGCGTGGTGCCGTAGACTGGTGTACACGAAGGCAATATATAGACAATTCAACCCTGCTTCGCCTTGACCCTAAAGACTTTGGCAAAAAACCAAGGGTAGGGGAAACAGTCCTGACCTATCGCCAGCTGGCCCAAATTTGGCTGGAAAATGAAAAAACCATGGCGACCGCCTCCTCTAAGCGCCTGGTTAAGTTGCTCATACTTTATGGCGCTCGAAATAGTGAGATGCGCGAAGCTCTCAAGCAAGAATTCGATTTCGAAGAAAACATTTGGACTCTGCCGGCCGCAAAGAGCAAAACAGATAAAATTATCAGGCGTCCTATTTTCAAGCATGCGCTGCCACTGCTTGAGGAGGCAAAAGCATCAGGAAAGGATATTCTTTTTCCGGGCGCTTACGATCGCGATGTTCCCTTGTCGATTGGCTCGGCAACAAGATATGTCAGGCTATTGCGTGATCAGTTGGGTATCGGTGATTTTACGGCTCATGACTTCAGGCGAACTCTGGCGACCAGGCTTTCTGAGGAAGGCGTTGCGCCGCACGTAATCGAGAAGATGCTTGGACATGATTTAGGGGGCGTGCTTGCCGTTTATAACAAGCACGACTGGTTAGCAGAACAGAAGGCGGCATATGAGCTCTATGCAGAAAAGATTTTTGAGCAAATTAAGCTGATTTCTGGTTAACGCCGCCGTTAAGTATCCAGCTATCAACCTCGGCCAGTAAGTAAAGCTTTGGACGGCTTCTTACTGGTTTAGGGAACCCCATCTTATGCGTGTAAGTCCAGATGGTCATTCTGGATGAAACCTTTAGCTTATCCATAACCTCTTTTTCTGAAATCAAGTCTGTATTGGCCATGCTATTTCTCCACTCCTGCTGCAACAGGTTAAGCAACCGTGACACGTCACGGCGTGATATTTAATTTTGTCTCAAGCCAACCGCTGGTGGCCCAGCACTGCGAATCACCCTGGCACGGGCAGGCGCTGACCGGCAGGCGATCGCCACACTTCCCGCACTGGCGCTTTGCCAGCTCTGCAAGCTGCTGCTGCAGCTCCGCGTTATCTTTGCGGATAAGCATGGTGATGTACTCGTTCAGCTCATACGGTTCACGACCGGGGCGGCGTGCGGCGCAGTTATGCGCCAGCATCTCCAGTTCCTGACTATCCAGCGCCAGCTCCAGCTTTTTACCACCGGCAGCGGCCTGTCTGGCACGCTGCGCGGCTTTTCGTTCGGCGGCGGATAGGCATCAGTCAATATCCTTCCCGTAGTCAGCCATCGCCTGGCGCAGAAGTGGTAACCCTTCGGTCCAAGGAAGTTCAATAGCAGCTTCGATAGTCCGATAGAGCCCGATAGCGTCGCATTCCCAACTTTCAGCTTCGCTTCTCCAGTCGCCTTCCTCATCGAGCTGGCTTTCAAGGTCAGCTATTTGCCCTTGATAGTCGCCGCGCACCTCTTCCTCAACCTCAGAGCGAACCCTTTCTTTAAGAACCTCCATCACCTCTTCAACTGACAGAGTTCCGAGCAACTGATCCGGCTCTGCATTACTGAATTTCAGCGCGAGAACGTTGCTCATGGTCAGCCCTCCACGCGCTTAAACTCAATGACCCACACCCACGGGTTGGCCTGCCAGCTTTCCTCTCCGTAGATGCTCCACCACGTCTGACCGAACCATGAACGTGAAAAGTCAGGAAAGCCGTAGTCACGCGAAACAGCATCAATGGATGGATGGCTCGGCGGCGCACCTTCTGCAATCGCATCCGCCTGGCTAATATCCTGCAACCGCTCCACACGAACGCCGGTAATCTCCAGCGTTATGCGTGAAGCCCAGCGCGGCATGTGGGTGGATGGCCGCCAAGGGAATCCCCTATCTTCTCGGTTTGATTGCCCAGATGTTTCGGCATAGACCGCATGCCAGTAGCTGTCTGATGATTTGGGGATTGATGGCATCCAGGTGCGTTCATCGACATTGCCAAACTCATCAAGCGAGTCGTGTATTGCTTGCCACGTCTCACGCACCCACAGGCGATCACCTACTGCACCGAATGGGCAGGTGAACAGCGCTGAACGCGTATGCGTGCCAGTCGCGTTTGATTCTGCCCAATGGTATTTGCCTATATCAGCGCGCTTAGTCGAATCAGTGATGCGTAGCAAGCCAAAGTTAGGCGAGTCTGGCTGCACCTTCATAATCCGGCGCGTCATAGTTTTGCGTCCATCAATGATGGCTTTAATCATTTCAGGGTTAAAAATGATCGGCCGCTCTTTCATTTCCAAGCCCTCCCAAGCTTTATGTGGCTAACTTGGCTTTGCGATATTCCAAAGCGATCAGCTATTTCACGCTGCGTGCATCCCTTTTCCAAAAGCCGCTTGATAGAACGAACATCGACCTCGCGCAATTTCGCAGCGCCGTTACTTTCCCCGCGCTTTATTGAGGTGGGAATTTTTGCACGACCTCTTGCGCTACAGTCCTTCATGTTCTGCGATCGAGTTCCTGCGACGAGATGTTCTGGATTAATGCATTTTGGATTGTCGCAGGAATGCATAGCGTCTAAACCTTCAGGCAATTCCCCCTTCACCAGTTGATAAGCCAACCGATGGGCATAAACTCCACGCCCATTGATGGTTAGTTTTCCGTAACCGGCATTATTGGTGTGCCGCTGCCATTCCCAGCATCCAGTTTGTTCATTGATGCTGCATCCATTTGTAAGGCGGCGCGCCAAATGCTCCGGCGAATTTTGGTCGGCTCCTCGTCTTGGGTAGATTCGAGATTTGGTGTTGGTATTGCGCACCATGTCGGCGTTAAAGATGATTGGACGCTCATGCATCTTCTTCATCCTCCTCGACATGCTCTACTTCCGTGCCATCGTAGGCCGCCTTGACGCTATTGGCCGCCGAGATGATGGCGTTGAACTGTTCAGGATTAACCGTTACACCGGGGAACTGACGCGAAAGTTCAAAGCTAATGGCAGCAACGAGTTTCATCTGGTCGATGCAAATGGTGGTTTTCATCACTCACAATCCTTACCGGCGCGGAGTTGGGCGGAGATTTGATCGCCGGTGTAAACAGCTCCAGCAGCGACACCAATTTCCCGCGCATCGAACGTCCCTTCATCAATCAGTTGTTGGAGTTTTCCGGACAGCATTTCCACACCCTCAGCCCGCACAGAGTTGATATATGAGTCGGTGGCCGGGAATGGGTTTTCGGCGTTTACATCTCGGCTCGCATACATGTTGATTTCAGAAACATAATCCAGCGGAACGCCTGCAAACATATATCCTTCACCTTCAGAAAAATATTCGACGTGATTTTCACTGATATCCGTCAGCAACTTCAGCAGTACAGCATTCTCCTCCGCCAGCTCGTCCAACTTCTGCTGTAACTCATTACCACGCACGAACGCACAGTCCAGACGCGTTGATAGGTCAGAAATAAGGTTTGCAACATCCAGCATGTTATGTGATGAGCGGAGTGTTTTTGCCAGTTGATGTCCTGACGAGACCAGTTCTTTGCTGGTTGCTTCGGTTTTCATATTTTCGGCCTCAGTGAATGGTGATGTTGATGGTTTTATTAAGGCGCTCAGCTTCACGCTGCGCCTTAATCGGATTACTGATTACCGATCCGTCAGGCATTACCCAGCCGTTGAGGATATGGCTGTAGGGCAGGGTGATAATGCCTACGGTGATATGGTCGTTTGGCTTTTGCATCTCAGTAGACTCCTGGATAACCAATTTCGTCTGCATCATCAGCGTCCAGCACAAGCAGGCTGTCTCCGTAGTAAAGCGCCGCTACCAGCCTTTCGAAGTCGCCACGGAACTGGTGTACCTTCTTGCCCAGCGCATCGCCCTCAAGCGCGCCGGAGAAGAGCTGCCAAACGGGCTTTCCATCGTGCAACACGTCAACCGTCTCTCGCTCTTCGTAGGCCGTTTGTTTAGTGAAATACAGGTTGTTGTCGAACTGGAACGCGTGGTCTTTACTACGGGATCGGATGCTATAGCTGCTTGGTGCCTTTTCCAGTCCGACCATGAATGAGCCATAGTCGCTGTAAGCCATAAGTACTGATGGGGCTTCCCAGCCTTGCTGCGCCGCTTCTTCCTCGTGGTCTTTGACGAACGCAGCCCATAGGTCAGATGCCTTGATGTACTGAGGCACCTCATGGGATTTCACAAACTCCAAAACGTGTTCGCGCATCGAGGTGACTAGTCGATCAGAAACGGCGTTGCCTTCCCAGGTCGCGGCCAGTTCCTTCGCCATCAGCAAGTTGTAGCGTGGTAGATCGACCAGTTCGGAGATGTTGGCTGGCAGCGCCTCTTCCAGCGCTTTCTTCACAGCTCGCGGGAACTCGCCCCAGCGGAACGTGTCTTTAATGGCTTCTTCATACAGGCTGGTGACGTGCTTGCGTACCATGTCAGCAAACTCAGGTGACTTTTCAAACTCTGAGCAGTGCGCTGCAATTGCTGTTGCCAGGCTGTTAGCTATATTTTTTTCGTTACTCATTTCTGTCTCCACACACGATTTTTGGTTGCATGAATCCCTTGCCAGTGACGGCAATAAAAAACTTTTGGGATTCGTTTAAGTTGGCTGGTGAGCTACTGCAATAACCCACAGCCCGATTACTCCACACATTTGAAAGGTTGCTGCGGTGCCGGGTGCCTCCCGGTGCTCTGGCCGAACTGGCAAACTCCAGAGCGGTGACCTTTAGACTTTCAGCATCGCACGATAGTTACGATGCCAGTTCTCCGCGTGCGCTAGCCGCATTCACCACAACGGTTGAGAGCGCTGGCTAACCAGGCGCGCGATGTTCTTTGCCAATCACCGCTCAACGCTCTCACCGTTGTGTGCTCGTCTCTCCGAGCCGTCTCTGCTCTATCGCGGTTGTCGCGTATGCCACGCCAGCACCTAACGAGTTTTTACGCCCTTTGCCGTTTGCATCATCTTGGCGCCGCTATTATCGGTAGCAGTACCGCTACTTGGTGGACATTTATGGAGACCGTCTTGAAGTAGTAAACCATCCAGTCTCGTTCAAAGAACTTGTGAAAATTCTCTCAACGAGACGTTGGGTGCCGGTTACCGATCCGGCTCTGTCTCGCTTTTGGCTTACAGAAGATTAGTTGTGATGGCTGGTGACTATTACCCAGCTCAGTGGCGCGGTGTTTTCCATCGTAGCCGCCCGTTCCATCCGCGTTCAATCATTCCTTATGCTCGCCTAGAACGTCTCGCCTGCTTATCAATCTCAACCGTTTGACGGTCATCATCCGTCATTCATCACAACGAGAAGGGCATTTACTCCACGTCTCTAAAGCGTTCGAAAACACCCGCTTTGCAAACGCCCTTTTCGTTGTGAAAAAAGAGGGCGGTTTAATCAGAATGGGTTACTGAAGAAACCGCCAAACAACACAGCGTCATCCTTAAAATACCGGCTTGGCTGCCAGACTATCTACACAGCACTCCAACAACACGATCCCCGCATCACCATCACAAATCAGATCGGCATCTGGGAACAGGTACAGAAAGGTAATCTGGTCCCAAAACTTGGTGTTGCTCATGTTTTTGACCATTCTCATCTCAAAATCCGTAAGTAACCGCTGATGAGGGAAACAATAATGCGGATATGCATATAACGCAAGTGGTAAAATGCGTTATATGCAAATTATAAATGTTAAAGACGCAAAAAAGCCCGGCAGAACCGGGCTTATTGGGCTTGTAAGGAGGGCTTAGCCGTGTCGTTTGAAGGATTGCGACTGGCTAATCATGACCTTGCCGAAAATATAAAAGCGGTGCTCATTCGATTCATCAATGAACCAGTCACGATATCGGGTATTGTCAGAAATGACGACGATTTTATCGGGAACCATCTGTAAGCGCTTTATGTGAATTTTCCCATCGAAACCAAACACATAAATACCATCACCATCAAACTGATTCACTGAAACATCCACGAAAACCAAATCTCCTGGCTCGATAGTGCCTGACATACTGTCACCGCGGACATTAACCATCTTGACCGTAGTCGCAGGCCTACCGCCGAAGAAGTTCTTGGCGTGCTCTGTGTTGTACTCAATAGAGCGAATGACATCGATTATGTCACTACCAACAAACGCTCCTGGGCCCGCACTTACATTTACATCAAGCAAATCCACACGATACACATCCCCCCCTTGTATAACCTTAACCATATCATTACTGTTATTATATACAGTATTTTTTGGATCGGAGGGAATAAATAATTCACCGAGGCTCACATTTAGCTCATTCGCTATTTTTTTAAGCGATTGCTCGGTAAAGGATTTTTGCTTTCCTGTCTCAAGGCGTGAAATGTTCGCTTGGTCGACGCCTACTGCATCAGCCAGATCATTCATTGTCAGCCCGCGCGCAAGCCGCAGTTCTCTGATTCGATTTCCTATGTTCATGTGCCTATTTAATGGCTGGTTTGCATGAAACGCAAATTAACTTGCGCAATCCGCTAGCATGAAATAATATGCGAATTACGCAACTAAGGGGGTTAAAAATGTCTTCACCGTTACGAAACTTGCGCAAGTCGCAAGGAAGAACACTAAGTGAAGTAGCCGGCGCCATCCATCTGGATGTAGGCAACCTGAGCCGTATTGAACGCGGTCTGCAGGTGGCATCACTGGATGTAGCAGAGCGCCTAGCTTTGTTCTTTAAAGGCGAGATCAGCGAGCTGGAAATTCTTTATCCCCAGCGCTACCTGACCAGCACCGAGACTTTAACAGCTACGCCACCCGTAGCGAAACCACAGTAGAGAGGGCTTAGCCGTGGGTAAACCTGACTGGCAAATAGAAAAGCAACCAGCCTGGCTTGTTGCTGCGATCCGTAAAACCATCACCAGTATGCCTGGCGGTTATGCGGAAGCAGCTGAATGGCTTGGCATAACAGAGAACGCGCTCTTTAACCGCCTGCGTCTTGAGGGCGACCAGATATTCCCTATGGGCTGGGCGATCGTTCTTCAACAGGCCAGCGGAACTAAATATATCGCCGACGCAGTGTCGCATCAGTCGAACAGCGTAAACGTCCCGATGGTGGAGATCGAAGATGTTGATAATGCCGACATCAACGAGCGCCTGATGGAGTCGGTTGAGTGGATCGGCAAGCATTCAGCCTATCTGCGTAAAGCCACAGAGGATGGCGTGATTGATGCGGCCGAAAGGGAGCAGATTGAGGAGAACAGCTATCAGGTAATGGCTAAGTGGCAGGAGCATCTGACGCTGCTGTATCGCGTGTTTTGCCCGCCAGATAAGGCGAACGCCCCAGGTTGCAGCCCGGAGCGTTCAGTTGCGACCAAATCACTTGGTGTGGAGAAATAATCGCATGGTCAATTTAAACAGATTCCATCCTGTTCCGCAATTTAGATGCCTGCCATCGGCTGGTGGCCATTTCAATCAGGAGCCGCTGCGGTATGTGCTTAATGTACCCGGATGCAGCGAAGAGGTGAACCACAGCTTTGTTGAGTGGGCTGTGGGTGAGTCACACCGTCAACTGGGGTTAACGAAATGCGCGAGCTCAACCGAAGGTTTAAAGACAAGCGCGGCGTTATCATCCGTGTCGTTCGCTGGGAGCCCGAAACAAACCGCGTTATCTACCTGCGTGACAATTACGAACATGGCGAGTGTTTCAGCTCTCTCGAACGGTTCAAGCAATATTTCAGGGAGGTCACTGTAGATCATGAGCCTACTTCTGAAAGTTAAACCATTAGTGATTAGCCCGGAGCTGGCGCAACGTATCGGTTTGAATGAAGCCATTGTGCTTCAGCAGATATGCTACTGGCTGGAAGACACTACAGCTGGCATTGAGTATGACGGCAAGAGATGGGTTTATAACAGCATTAATGCTTGGAATGAGCAGTTTCCATGGTGGACCGGGAAGACGATACAAAGAACAGTTTCTTCATTGAAAAAGATGGGTCTGATTCATGTTGAGCAACTTAAGAAAAGACAGCATGACCAGACTAATTATTACGCAATTAACTACGTAAACCCTTTGCTGACCGATAAGGACAATTTGTCCCTATCGAGAGAGACAATTTGTCCCAATCGAAAAGGTCAATCTGTCCCTATGGATAAGGCCAACTTGTCCCAATCCATAGGGTCAAATTGTCCCAATGTTACAGAGAATACAACAGAGATTACTACAGAGATTACTACAGAGATTACAACAACCCCTTCTTGTCAGGTTGCGGGGCAACCCGACCATGCCCCTGACGCAAATCAGGATGCTTTCATTGTGCTGGAACATCTGGTGCGTGCTTCTGGTCTGCGCTTCCAGAAATCAAAATCATCGCTGGGGCCTATTCGCGGTCGCCTGTCTGAAGATTTCACTGCTGATGAGCTAATCCTCACTGTCGATTACTCAATCGCTAAGTGGGGTGAAGACACCAAAATGCGTGAGTACGTACGACCGGAAACCATTTTTCGTCAGGGTAAGTTTCCGGGTTATCTGGGCTCAGCTCAGAAATGGGACAAGGCTGGTCGCCCGAAGTGCATCAACGGCAAGTGGCAGCGCGATGCAATGAGTTTCGCTTCAGATTATTCCAAAGTGGATTACTCAACAGTTCCTGAAGGCTTCAATAAGGGATGGAAGAATCATGGTTAACCACGAATCAAAAATTCTTGAACTGATTACCCGCAATGGTCTGCTGAAGGTCCGCGAACTCTGCAAGCGCACTGGCCTGCATGAAACTTCTGTGAAGCGCTTTATCAAACCGCTGTTCACAAAGGGCCTGCTGAAGCGGGCAAGCGACTGGAGCTACTCGATCAACACTGACCCGCTGCCAGTTGAGAGCGAGAAATTTGCCCGCCTGGCGAAGCAGGCCAGCGAACTTGAGGCCAAAGGGTTCTGGCTACGTGCAGCACAGGTATGGCGTGAAGCCATGCTGGTGGCAAAGTTCGACGCATCACGCAACGAAGCCAAAGAGAATTGCGACCGCTGCGTCGTAAAAGGCTCACTCAACTGTGGCAGCTACGGTGGACTCGACACAGGTCGCATCATTTCAGCCAGCGTGCACAGGCATTTGTTATGAAAGCGCACCTGAAGAGCTACTACCAACGCAATGAGATTTTCTACCGGGCCATTCCTACTGCAGTAGTGATGATTGCCGCCCTGATTTTTGTCCTGACATGGGAGCTGACCACAGCATGAGTACTTTAGCGCGCATTTACGACGATAAGAAAAACAGCGATACCGACATCACCACCCGAAAAACCTATCTGCTGGGGGTTAATGAGCTCTATGTCGAAACCAATTACAACATTCGTGATATTGATCAGACCCATGTCGAAGAGTTCCGCGACGCCTTTATCGCTGGTGAGCACGTGCCTCCGCTGGCTGTTAAGGTCACTGAGAAGGGCATTAAGATCATCGATGGCCATCACCGCTATTACGGTGCAAAGCTGGCTCAGGAAGCAGGCTACACGCTACGCCTTGAGTGTAAAGACTTTGTGGGCAGTGAAGCTGACAGCGTAGCGTTCATGGTCACCAGCAGTCAGGGACGCGCTCTGTTGCCGCTGGAACGTGCAGCAGCTTGTCGCTACCGATGTAAAACTGGCCCACCTGCCGATGTAAATCTGACCCACCTAGGGTAA